AACAGTTTGTTGGGGGGAAAATCCCTGATATGGTCCACCTAATGTCGTCATTTTATATACTATTCCTATACATTTTTATTGAATTGTGCATTGAATCATCGACTAAATGTATCACTATATTATAATAAACAATGGGAGAATATTTGGATGAGTTATTAATGAAAAATGGTATCGTCTCATATAATGCCGAATGTATTCGAAAAAAATCCAACTTTAGTAAATCAAGCAAAAATTTTAAATTCGATTCAGATACGTTTGATCCCGAGGAGTTACTAAATAATATTCCAGAAAGGTCACCTAAATTAGATTCGTTACTTAAGAATATTGCGTCGTTAGATGAAACTGATATGAAACGTGACGGACATATGTATAAACATTTCATATTTTGTGATGTAAAGTCTGGTAGCCAAGGAGCGCGTATGCTAGCCTCCGCATTAATCGCAAACGGTTTTCACATGGGATATACTGCGGAAAAAAAGGGAAGTCCCAATAAAAGTGTGGACGTTTCTCCGGACAAAATTGCATTAGAGAAGATTCGACAAGATACTCCACGTCCGTCCGATGTCTTATCTCTGAACCCCTCTTCTAAAGTATTTGCTCCTATGGAAAAAATCGAAGAAGGAGACGATTCTATCGACGGTGGAGGGGACCCGTCGAAAAAAAAGAAGGAAAATCGCTTCAAGAAAATCCAATTGCACAACATGGTTGATTTGAAAAATACTAAAAATAATAATTTTTACTTGCTGTCTTCCGTTGATGTATATGACCAACAAATAAGTGTGAAATTTAAAAAGGAAATGTTCGCAAATTTTAACAGCCGTCCATCGAATGTTCACGGCGAAGATGTCCGAATTATTGTTATGGATAGCGGTTTCAAAGAGGGGGTTGATTTATTTGATATTAGATATGTTCATATATTTGAACCCAGCGTAAATACAGCTGACCAAAAACAGGTTATTGGTCGGGGAACCAGAACATGTGGACAAAAGGGGTTGACGTTTCACCCAACGCGTGGGTGGCCATTACACGTGTTTGTGTATGATATGTCTATTCCTGAACCGTTGCGTAAAACATTCTTGGATTCTGAAACCACATTCGACCTGTATTTAAAATCATTGGATTTGGATATTCGTCTAGCACGGTTCGCATCAGATTTAGAGGAGACAAGTATATATGGTGCGGTTGATTATGAATTAAATCGTGAAGTTCACACATTTAAAATAGAAGGTGTCCAAGAAGGAGGAGGACCAAAACGCAAGCTAATTGTAGATAACAAACCACCTTTGGCGATTGATATGAGTAAATCGTCTTTAAATATACAATTACCATCGGGCAAACAGGTTAGTGGTGTGGAATTGAAACAAATGGATTTTAAAAATATGCGTGATTATATTCAGCGTTTTTTCTCAGATTGTAAGTGGACAGATGTAAAAATGGAAAATATGTGCGACGATGTGAAAAAAGGCGGTGCTACACAAATAACATACACACCAACACAACGGTTTGTAAAACAATATTTTACCCCCCAAAGCCCTGTAAAAGGTATGCTATTATGGCATAGCACGGGAACCGGTAAAACGTGTTCTGCAATAGCATCCGCTACATCAACTTTTGACCCCCAAGGATACACGATTCTATGGGTTACACGATCTACTTTAAAAAATGATATTTGGAAGAACATGTTTGACCAAATATGTAATGAACAAATACGGACGATGATTGCAGACGGAATTGTATTACCCGAAGAACACGCAAAACGAATGCGCATGTTGTCCAAGGCTTGGAAGATACGACCAATATCTTACAAACAATTCACGAATTTAGTGTCCAAGGAGAATAATTATTACAAACGATTGACTGATATCAACGGAGAAGCAGACCCTCTACGCAAAACATTATTGGTTATTGACGAAGCACACAAATTATACGGTGGTGGTGATTTGTCTTCCTTGGAACGTCCTGATATGAAATCCCTTCACAATGCTATTATGAAATCTTATTCTATTTCTGGACGCGATTCTGTAAGATTATTATTGATGACTGCTACACCAATTACCGAGAATCCAATGGAATTAGTTAAATTGGTAAATTTATGTAAACCGATTGAAGACCAGATACCCGATGAGTTTACAACATTCTCAGATAAATATTTGAATGAAGAAGGCGGTTTTACATCAACGGGACGCCGCGAATATTTGGACAATATAGCAGGTCATATCAGTTATTTAAATCGTGAAAAGGATGCTAGACAATTTGCTCAACCTCATTTAAAACGGATTATTGTCCCCATGGTAAAGGACATGAACGAAGTAAAATCTTTGGATAAACAATATCTACGTTCAATATTATCTAGTGATGTCCAAGATTTAAAATCTAAAATAATCGAGGAAAACACCAAAATCGATGATGATTTAAAAGACTTGGATTCAACACGATTTTATGCGTTGCGTGATATATGTGACGAATATGATGGCGTGGTAAAAAAAGGGTGTGTTAAAATAGCCACTGGTAAAATACGTGAATTAGTAAAAGAGGCTCGAGCACAGACAAAACACATTAAAGATACGGTTAAATCAATACGCGAAGAAATAAAGAATAAAAATTTGTATCGCAAAGAGGCATTAAAGGAATTAAAAGAGAGAATCGATGCGAACCCAGAAGAATTGTCCAAGTTTAAAGATGGGATGTATTATACATTGAAGCATGAATGTGGGAAAACCATCTCAAAAAATGAAAAGTTCGACGAAATCGCAAATCAACACCCTGATATTGCAAAATTAGTGGACGAAATAAACACATACGACAAAAGAGATGCGGATATAGACAACCAATTACAGATTTTTGCAGATTCTCATAAAAAGCGCACCTCTGAGATGAAAAAAATGTTGCGGTCTTGGGAATTAAATGATATGGAAAAATTAGTTGTTAAATCAACATTAAAGGACGAGCAAAAACAGTATCGTAAAAAATACAAGGAATATCAATCCAAATTTTCCGATGAGAAACAAGAAATATCAAAACTTCGAAACAAGTCTCACAAACGAATGAGAAAACGTATTCGCAACCTAAGGTCTACTGTAAAGAATTTTGCCCAAGAACATAAATATGAAAATAAAGAACAACAACGAGCAGAAAAACAATTGCGTAAAACATTACGTAAACAAGGTACATTACGTGAAGAATTCAAAGAGGGTGCATTGAAAGAATTGATGAAAAAATATGACTCTGAAGTAAAAAAAGACCTTGAAGAAAAAATGGACGAATTACAATATGAAAACAAAAAGAAAGAATTGGAACGTGCTAAGAAAGAGGCTGGAAAAGAAGAAAAACGTAAACAAAAAGAAGTTGAGCACGCTAAGAAGGGGGCAGAAAAAGATGAAAAACGTAAGCAAAAAGAGTTGGATAAAGTAGCAAAACATAAACAAAAGGAGATTGAACGTAACGCAAAAACATTAAAGAAGGCGCAAGAAAAAGATGCGAAGAAAAAATTTAGAATAACTAAGAAAATACGTTTTTCTAAGAAAAAGGAATAGTAATAAAAATATATAGATTTTACATAAGTATAAAATGAGTTCTGACGATGAACCGGACACGCCTGATTATTCCGATAATAAACATGTAGACGAATTAACGATGAAGTTGCTTTCAAATAAAACGAATTATGCAAAATACTTGTCTATGACCGATGAGCGAAAGCATGAAGCACATGAGCAGTTTATGAGAGATTGCATTGACCATAAATCAAATATATTATCTATGACTCGAAATATGTGTAATGGAAAAGACAACGAATATGGTTCAGATGTTACGGAATCGTTTGAAAAATATGCGCAAACGTTAATACGTTATTTAGAAGTCAAGGCGTCTTCAGATAGGGCTCAACAGGAATATGAAGATACGAATGATACAAGTGATGAAGATGTGATGTTTCCATCCTCAATTGATGAGAAACGAACAAAGCCAAAATATAAAAGGAATCCTTTTACATTAGACCATTTTATACGGAAATAATATAGACTTTCATATAATATCCACAATATATATTATATGGGAAAACGGAATACAAAATATAAAAAGAAAAGGGCAAAACGAGGTTCAAAAAACATTACAAAAAAGGTTCGCTTTGAAGACGATGAAAAGAAATCCGTGAATATGAATTGTAATCCCATCGCAGATAAAGAAAAGGTTGTTGGTAATTCATGCTATACAGAATCTGCTTTAAATAAAATCAAAGATGCATATAATACAAACCATGTTACAGATACAATTGTATCAGTTGAACCAAAAGAAATATGGACTGATTTGAGAAATAAATTAAATCATTGTTCGAAAGAGGATTGTTGGCTCGATGAGATAAAAGAACGAGATACTCGTCGTCAATTAGATGAAATCATTTTTGCACCCGATAGACCAAACGAATGGGAGAAAAACCCTATAGCATGGCTTTCCAATTATGATATAGCCGCTGTATTGCGTCAATATGAACGTTCTAATCCAGAATTTAAATTATTGGGACCATCTGCAATTGATTACGATACTAAACCCGATGGCGATAAATGTGTATGGGACGACCTATGTAGATTATCCTTGGACAATCTCCAGAATCGTGGAAAACGAAAGTTAGGCGTAGTATTTAATTTAGACAAACATTATCAAAATGGTTCTCATTGGGTATCAATGTTTGTCGATTTAGATAAACATACCATTTTTTACTACGACAGTGCGGTAAATCCTGTCCCACGTGAGGTATCTAGATTGAAGAAAGAAATTATAGCCCAAGGCAAGAAATTATCACCTCCTATCAACTTCGATTACATTCAAAACGACTATAGTCATCAAACGACGAATACAGAATGTGGTATGTATTGTCTATTTTTTATCATTACATGGTTAACACAAAGGGCTGATAAGAGTATTATGGATAAATCTGAACATAAAATGATAGGGGGAAGACGTGTAAAAATATCGTTTGAAGAACTAATCAAAATGTTTACCAAACCAGGCATTAACGACCAGATGATGATGCGATTTAGAGATATATATTTCAACAAGAAGTAATTATTTTACGACAGCATTTTCTGGTTATAGTATAAGATGAAATCCGGAACATATAAAAAACGAAATTATAGCGGCAAAAAAAAGGGTAAATCAACAAAAGGGACACGCAAAATATATGGTGGTCGCAAACGAGTTGAAAATGTAATTATCAAATTTAAAAGAGGATACACAACTCCTAATATTCTAAGTGAATATGAAATCATAAAAGGTCCAGCCGCATTTAAAGGAAAAGGTCGTTTAGCATACTTGGTCAACTTCTTAAGAACTACAGCAGATAACTTCGAAGAAGAGATTGCACAGACAATGCAAGGTGTTCCTCCTTCAGAAAAGAATTCGAAAAGATATGAACTGGTTTTCGAAGATATTGAGAATGCTATGGAACCTGGGTCAGATAAAATGCTTCCCAAATGTAAAGATAAAGGTAGTAAAAAGTAAATAAGTTTGCGTTTGTTAAATAACATTATTATATCCGATTACATCAGATATAATGTCCTTATTTATTCTACCTGAAAATCAAAAATTAATATGGAACACTATGAATAAAGTTCCTTCATTCCAGAAAATGGGTGAAAATACGACCGATGATAGAGAAGCATGGTTTAAAAATATCATTCAGGATATTTACGACAAGAACAAAAACAAAAGTGTATCTGTCCAAGAACTAAGACAACTTAACAAAGAAACCATATCATTAATGATATCCCGACTAAAAACGCAAAATTTAAATGGTTCAGTATCAAGCTCATTTTTATCCACCACACCAATTACTGATACAACTCAAGGATTTTCGTTGAATGACGACAAGACCGCCACCCGAAATTACATGCTCGAACAGAAACAAGACGTATTAAATAACGAATTTACAAACAGACAACAAGAATTCGAAAGTATGATGAAACCTAAATCTGTAACCGACATTGATTTTCGTGAAAAAAATGACGACGATTTACCAATTGAAAATATGGAGGAATTACTTCAAACACAAATGCGAGAACGCGAATACGATGTTGAGTTATCGTTATCTACAACGAAAGTTGATTTAAAGAAGGGCGATACAAAAACTATATCTAAAAATGTAAAATGGGCGTCTGAGATTGAGTCTGGTCCAAGTAACCAATATGTCGAGTTCGATATATTCCAAGAGTTTGTTCGTAATACACGTAACGAAATCCAACAAATGCGAACCGAAATATCAACATTACGTGCTGCAAAACTAATGAATTCGCTAAGTGAACCTCAACTAAAATCCAATTCGGGCACATCTGTTATGAATACAATGCTATCACGGTTAAGAAAAACGACCTCTACTACGACCAGCACGTCGATTGGCGATTTAGAAGACATATCTCAATCTCTAACTATTTAGATATATGAAAATTTGATAAAATTGATTTTCATATATATTACGTTGCATAACACAACCACCTTAATCTACTATGACTGATATTATTCAAAACGAAATTATACAATTTGCACCAGAATTACCTGAGAGTATTCAAGTTGATGCATACAAAAATGAACAGGATATTTATGGAGTGTTGAGTTTTAATGTCCCGTCTCATGAGACTACTACATTACCAGTGTTTTATGACATAATGGTTGATGTATCGGGTTCTATGTCGGATACGTTATGTGACGGACGAACTAAAATGCAATTGATTATCCACACATTAACAAATATTCTACATCATTTTGCAGAAAATACACAAAATTCGCATATTCAAATTACCGGATTTGATAATTCGATTCATTATTATATTAAACGCACGGTCGTAACACCAGATAACGTAGAATCATTGATATCAACACTTTCAACCATGAGACCTATGAATCTGACGAATATTGAGTTGGCGCTTAAGACAATCGCTGGTTGTGTGAATACGAATGGTCTTCCTTGTAAACAACATACAGTAATATTCCTTACCGATGGCGACGCAACCGTTGGTCAACACGACCCCGCAAAATTATCCGAATTAATACCTAACAATGTATCATTTCATTCGATTGCATTGGGCAAATATCACAATTCGGATATTATGTATGCACTCGGACATCGCACCCCTTATACATCCAACTGGTTTATTAATGAATTGGAACATACGGGAAATGTATATGGTGAAATTCTATTTAATGAAACACATCGACTATTGAACAGTGTAGTTATTCATGTAAATAATGGTCGTATATTTAATTATTCATCGGGAGAATTTGAAACATCTATTCAGATTGGTAATTTG